CACAAGTGTTACCCGCATGCTTATTAAGAAACAAATATAGCATAAGATTCATAAAACCATTACCCAATGAAGTGTTCATTTCACCAGACATTCTACATGCCGGGATAATGGCAGTCAGCATCCAATATTTACAGTGGTTTTCACCACTGAGCAGCTGACGCAACATATCGGCAACCCAGACTCCTCTGGGGACATTCTGTAACATGTATTCGTACATCTCCATCTCTATAGACAGCATCTCCGCAGTAAAATGGCTTTCATAGCCAGTATAATCAGAGGAAACAATGCTGTCACCCGCCCTAAGGCGGTCCCACATTACCCGCGCCCGATCAGCCACAGGAATGTGTTTAGCAAAGTATGGGGAACGATATAAAGCATTTTCAATGGCCTTAATAAAAGGGCCGATGACAACTTTAATATCATCCACACGAGCAAAGATACTACGTACATATTTATAAGAAAGATAAGACTCATCTTTAACGAAGCATTTAACTCGCTGAGAAAATTGCGAAGAGGGGTGGATAGGCGTTGAACGCATCTGTTCATACCTTCTTCGTAATGAATCCGCTCGTTGAGCCGAGTAGTTAGAATTTGTAAGCCAGTATTCAACAGATACATCTGAAAGACTATCCAATGGAACAAGATTTTCTGTGATCCAGGACTTGACAAATCCGCGTAATGAGTTAAATAATGATGAGTTTGGGACAGGCGGCTTGCGAGCAATACGCTTCGCGATGCCCGCCACAACAGTGGGTATATCATAAGGGTCGCCATGAGGGGAACTTGCGTTAAATGCATGTAATCCCAGTGAGGCAGCAACAACCACATGACGACCATCATCCAGATGATACTTCGGAGAAACCCTAGTTCCTTCCTTGATTGCGCCGATCTCCGGGAGCGCAACGTCGCCGTATCTGTAACCGTACTTAACGGGCAATCGTTGGTCCCCTGGGAGGCCTGAAAAGGAGTATCCCACTCTCTCGTAGCATAACGAAGGCATTCACAATAATGATGTGCAACAACAGCAGTGTTATAAATAACATTTGCTTGCAAGTATTTATTATAATTAATGCCTTTGGGATCCTTAGATTGTTCTGCTAGACGACGAAATGTATCCACTGTCCCATAGGTTTGACTCAGGTTTGTAGGATTGATCAACTGACTGAACAATTCATAAGACATATCCATCCTGTCTTTTAAAGCATCATGCTTAACAGGATAGCCACAAGACCGAGAAACCCTAATTCTATCCATTTCCACGTTGCAAACCAAAACTCCCAATTTCAATTCGGAGTAAGCAATATTAGTGGGCCGCAAGTCGTTTTTCATCTCCTCAAGACGACAAGCTGAAATGGAAAATTTGTAAACATGATCAACTTCCCCTATCTGATTTCCAATACACATCACGCGACTTGATCTATCTTCAACAGCGTAATGGAATTCTTTGATCCGTTTACCAGATTTTATTACGTGACCTTTATACTCTGAAGTTTCCACTAAAATCTCCAGTGGATACTTAGAGTCTGCCTTTCTTTCTAGTAATTTCACATCCCCTTGGGATAAATCGATGCCATGAATGTAACCATTAAATCCGGGCGGCACAATGGCCCCCAGAGGTGGCAAATTTCTTGCAATAGGTTTCATGTCATCGGCCCCCCTTACAGAGGGCCCCGCCGAAAAACCAACACACCACTTGTGGTTGGCATACTAGAAGATATTCCTCCATTCAAATTTGAGGAGGAAGAAGATGATGAACTAGACGAACTTGAACTTGGGGACAAGGACATTTGACTCACAATAGTAGTGATATCAGACACCCTAATAGGAACCACGGTACTAGCCAATGAACTCCCACTAGAACTCACACTCATAGAGGAAGAACTAGAAGAAGTTACCCTGGCAACATAAGGTGAGGAAGAACTAATTGAAGCGGAACTAACACTCGCACTAGGCGATGAAGAACTGCTACTACTTGAACTAACACTCACACCATTAGGGATAAGCATGCCACCTGAAACAAATTTCACTGGTTTGGCCACTGCTTTCCACTTACCTTTAATAACCGCGTCCGTATTAAATTTGCACGACGAACAGATTCGGATCTTACTACTTAACACTGTTCCACAGTCGCACGTCCATGTTGAAATCAACGGAATGGTCACCTGAGCAGGCTTCTCTGCAACAGATTCTTCCTTAATTTCGGCCTTCAACATTTGTTCAGTAATGGGGGGAAAAGTAAAAGATGCAGCGCTATCTTTAGGGGAAGTTAACGGCGTTGTAGACTGTTTCACAGTCCGATCATCAACATAGTCATCTTCCTCTTCAGAATCTTTCATTTTATTGTCTTTTTCTTCCTCTTCCTCATCCTCTTCTTCATTTTCATTGCGATCTAACTGTAAATTCCGCAATGATTTCAAACGCCACACGATATCGCCTAAATCAACGAAAGTTTCTTTCCTGAATTCTGCGACACCATCAATAACCTTATCCAAGGTCTTTTCGATAATGGCCATTCGTTCCTCATGTGCATCAAGCTTTACATGCATCTTATTCATGAGGACAATGAGTTTGTCCATCTTGTTCTCCAAGCGCTGAGTGTGGTCCACAACTAACAGAGGAGTAGTTGGGGGTTCATGGACATCACACTCAGGGGTGGAACACCTCTTGACATCGACGACTGAGGCGACTACACTAACAGGTTTGACGCTAGCTTTCGCGTCCACCTTAGCCCCGGTTTGCTGGGCAATAACAACGGGTTTCTTCTGGGGAGCTACGCTCCCACCCGATTTTTGTTTTTGAAAGTATTGAGCGGAATGTTTCATTTTATATTTCTTTGTATTCGAAATAGATGGTTGAGAACCATCATAATCTTTAACCCCTGGAACATCACCGCGTTTCACTCCCGAGTACACTGGTTTTGGCAAGCCTAAAACGGCCAACTCCATACCCAGCGTTGAGCCGTGGTTAGAAGACACCACAACAGATTTTGCCGTAGTTGGTTTCATCTTGAAATCAATAACAGCGCAAACGATATT